GTACCGTCTTTCGACGTTTCGAAAATGGCATATGAGAGGGAGAACCCCTCACAGCGGCCATAATTAGCAACGTTGGGAAACGTTCATGAGCTCTTAAGTCCCGATCAGGGACAGCAGAGTTCTCAAGCTCGTACCATTTCCAAGACTGGGTATATCGATCCCAGGATGAAAAAGGGGAAGCTTGAAACATGTCGAGAGGTACCTCAAAGGCTCCGCCGATATTGCCCGAATAAGGGCGACATAAGCGAAGCTTAGGTGGGACTAACTCGATTAGGTACTTACGTACCGAAAAGAAACGGTCAGACCAATGGTCCTTCCGTAACGACATGTTATGAAACTTGATCAAACTTTCAAGAGAATCGAAAGTATAATCAAGCGCTAAGGGTCTAACATCAACCCCGTCGAACCAATCTGCTCCACAAGACTCTCGAAAATGGCCTTGTAAAAAGGTTTTCCTCGAGTTATGTCTGAATCCTAACTTCCACAGGGTCTGCAAGACCTGTGTAGCAACGGATTGTCTGACGACGATATCATCTCCATAGACGGTGAAGTCTTTTGGGGAGGAATATAATCGACAGACAGACGCAAAGATCAGCGTCTCTAAAGGGAAGCAGAAGCCATTGCCCATAGAAACAAACTTTGAGTAACGACATTCTAAGTCGGAACCTTCGAGTTTGTATGACGGACTCCTTATGGAATCAAGAAAATGAAACCAATCGGGAGGAAGTAATCTCTTAACAACTTCTAATGATATACTATCAGAGGCTGAAGAGAGATCTATGGTAACAAACGGGTCACTTACATCTGGAAGACTACCCAGACGAGCAAGTGACTGGTTATGACCTTGATCGGTCAAATCAATACCTATTCGAAGGAGCCGACGTCTTAAATAAACGTCGACACCCTTCTGAAGATAACCGTTTAGTAATGGCTCAACGGCGATAGTCCTATCGACTAAAGTCGTTTTGGGTACAAAGACAATTTTGTTATGTTGGACCAGCTGTACCTTTGCGATGAGATTCTTACGAAACTCATCGTAATCCATACACAGGAAACCATTATGTTTGGGCAAAATCAGTTCCCAAACATGCTGATCCTGTGCAAGGGCGGCAATAGCATAAGGAAGAGCAGAAGGTGTACATGACCACTTGTCAGCAAGGAATTTCCTTGCAAGATTTGTGGAATTTCCATGCACACCTAATGACGCTCCCGGACCAAAAGTGCACTCGTCATAAATAGAGCGTAAATTGGGAGATTTACCAATTACGTATTCTATGAAAGTTGAGAGGCGATTATGCTTCTCAATTTGACGATCCCTAGAGTAGTTCACCCTATGGAATTTTAAGTTATACCTCTTGCAGCGATGTTCTGCTTCAAGAAACTTCTCAAGCGCCCTCTCTCTTGCAAAAAGCTTTAGAGAGGGAGCCGGAAAAGGGTATTTCTTAATAAGTGCACTTAACTGATGAGCTGCTCGTGTTTGAGCAGCTGTGCTATGCACTGCAGCACTGAAAACATCAGCCCATTCAAGCAAGGCAACAAAGTTCTTGGCTCTTATGGAGCCGCGAACAAAGTTACCTATCTCGACTGGGAAATCCGCCAACACCTCGAAGAGCAATCCCTGGTAAGTTTGCCAGGAATTCTTAGCGAGGTAACGGTTAAGCTTGCGAACATCTTGTGCCAGCAAGTTCCTTCTGGATTTCATAACGATCTCCAAGTGAGGATAAAGTCAAAGGCATAAGGCCCTTGAAGTCTGACGATAGTGTGCCTACATTTTATCGTATGCACACGTGAAACAGCTAGGCACGAAGCTAAGAACGGCAAGCAACTACAAAGGAATATCCCCGAAAACTACTCAAATGGTCGCAAGCATCCAAAACAAAAGCGGTGGTCACAAACAAAGTGATCACCACGATGAAAAGGAGCAAAGCAACCAAAACGAGATAGTAAGCAGGGACTTTAACGCGCGAGTCGAGCAATGAAGCCAAACTCACGCGCCCTTTAGTAGTTGATCGCTTGGTTCTTAACAACGAGCTTTGCGGTTGCACTGGACAAATAACTGCCCATGTCGTTCAGCAGGCTGTCGATGTCGGCCGCGACCGAACCCACCGGAACACTGACCGAGATTTCGACGATCGCTGGCGCCGTTGGCGTCAGAGCCGTCCCATCCAAAGTCAGCGTACGAGTGAGTTTGGCCGTGGTACGGGCCACACCCGAAAACAGCGTAGTCGGTTTCGGAAGCACACGAGCGAGAAGGATATCATCCTTCGAACTCATAGTATGCGCCGGACCGAAGTACGTCACGCTGTCGGGGCCAATTCGATCGGCCCCAAAGGTTTTTGCATTGACAGTCAAAGACATCAGGAATTACTCCTTAGGTTAAAGTGCCAACATTAAGGGTACTCGGTCACGATTAGCGACCGAAAGTAGTCCTTAGGAGGTTGTGTAGCAACGCGAAACCGTCGACAACTCGAAGATCAGTAATAACCTTCTTCATTGCAAACGGTTTCAGCGTAAGAGACGGAACTGCCATGCCCGGGGTTCTAGTCTTGGTTATCGACGTAGTTCTCCGGTACTCGACAGGGTCTCTCTCTTGGGATTGTAGAAGTGGTGAAGTAACATAAGAGTTCAAGATCGTAAAGACACTTGTTCTCTTACGAATCACCGTAGTCCACGATCCAAGAGGACTTTTCGTCATAGCGGGAACAAGGGCACCTAAAAAGGTACCCACGTTTGTAAACCAATCAGCAACAAAGCTGTAAGGTACAAGTTCCCAAGGTAGAGACAGCATTCCGCTGGCATCTACACCAAGAGCTTGGGCGAACGAAACAGAATCTTCTACAATAAAACCAGTACGGACGTTTACTTCATCCGATCTGGCAATAGTATAGTTGAAACTGGTTTGTCCGCCTGCAAACAAAGCAGAAGACGACGAGGACGTGCTCATAGAGTAAGAACCTCTATGAGTAGAACGTCTCGGGGAAATCTGCTTGTTCATCGCTTTGACTACACCTTGAACAGAACTCACTAAGGGACGAATCCCAAAGCGGTACTGTAGCCATAAACCTTCTGCATAGGCAATTGCGTCATCCCCTTTCAAGGCCTTAATACCCTTTCTTCCGCTTTGTATTTTGCGTAGGAAGGTACTAGTGCTCTGAATAGGGTCACGCAACATACGAATCAACTGTCCAATCTCAGCGATATCGACTAAGATATCAGCTTGATGACCAGCTGATTTGTTCCATGCAGAAGTTGAGGCCGCAGACACTGCTGAAGCTATATTCGCTCCAGAAATGAGATCGGAAACGCCGAGGTCAAAGTTGGGAGCCCCAGGAGCACCGAGAACATATCGGTATGCCCAGGGACCATCGTTGTCATCGACGATGTGAGTGTGCGTTGCGACACATGACTCTGCGAGGGTTTTACAACTCGAGAAATTTCCCGAGACCTCGTATTTTATGTAATCGCTGAAGAAGGGATTTATAATCACTTCCCCGCGCGCACTTCGCTTCCGGAAATCAGGAGTCACCACGTCCTTCGTAGTAAGAATTTCTCCCTCGCGACCGACTTGGAAAGAACCCATGTTGACTTTGCCAGGATTGGCGCAGTCAGCTGCGGTTCTATACCATATGCCGGTAACGGGTTTGAGAGATCCTTGCGTCCTAGTACGTGGTCTCGACGGTCTGGGAGATTTCTCCCATTGATCGATTATACTCATGATTTACCTCTGCAGGTGTGTTAAGAAGAGCTCGCTTTCGCTAGCTCGCCTCATAACGCCAGTCAAGCGCTATGGGTAAAGTCAGAATCATCTAAAACTACCTCTAAAGAGAATTACTCTTTGAAAGGCGGTGACCCACTTAATAGCAAGATGATAAATCAAGCTAACATAGGTGGTATTCACTGATTAGGTGAATAGGTTCTGACACGGGATTACTCTCAGTCAATTAAGACTGGGGGT